CCTTAAATCACAAATTTATCCTCTAATATTTATCTCAGAGGTAAATATGGCAAAAGTAAAAGTTAAAGTTAATCCTTTGTACCCAGCGGGTAGAATCGGTGATGCCGAAACAGGGTTAACATTTACCAAGGATAAATGGGTAGAAGTTAATGGGACTGACTGGAAACGATTAAAAGAATCCAAAGGTCGCGCATGGAATGGACAATTAAGCATGCCTAGGTTCATTGCAGAAGGCGAAGATTGGGAAATCACTACAGTCAATCAGACTACATCAACAGTAGACAATATTGATGATGTTAGCGATGAGGTAGCAGATGATATTTCTGAAGATTGGTATGGATCTGAGGAAGAATAAGATATGTTTGCAAACATATTACAAGTAAGTATAAGTTAGGAGAACTATATGGCTACAACATATAATACATCAGGTACAATATCCGATGTTCTTGTAGGTACAGGTGTTCTATATACAGCAGCTAAAGGCACTGCTTTCCCAGGCGCAGATACAGATACTGTAACTGAATGGGCAGATAATAGTGTTAGCTGGTCTGATATTGGATACTCCGAAGATGGTTGGACTCTTGAATATGATAAAACTTTTGAAGATATCATGGTTGCAGAAGAAATTGATCCTATCAAGACAATTAAAACTGCTCAAGAAGTCAGATTGACTGGTACTCTAGCTCAAGCTAGTTTAGCTAATTTGAATGTTGCATTTGGTGGTGCAGATGCACAATATGATGAAGATGACGCAGATTATGGAGACGGATTCGATTCATTAGTGCCACCTGCTACTACAACATTCGGTGAGAAGTCTTTACTTCTTATCACACAAGGACCTGGTGGTGCTTTGCGTCACATTCAGATCCCTCGTGCAGTTAATGTAGGTGCATTCTCAATGGCACATCAAAAAGCCCCTCAAAAGGTTTTGATTGCTGTTGAATTCAAGATCTTAGTACCAGATTCAAACTCAACATCTGTAGGAACTACAGACGGAAAAGAAAATCTATTTAAGATTGTTGACAACACTAACGCTACAACCGAAGGTGCTGTTAACTAATAATGCTTTTTTAAGATGGGAGGATAAACATGACTAAGCGTTATAAAGACTTTGATGCTGCTAAGGAAGCGAGTCAAGACGAACCAATAGTAATTAAGATTAAGGGTGAAGAATACACATTCCCACCATTCTTAAGTGCAAAAGTAGTTTTGAGTCAAATGAGTTGGCTTAATGCAGACGGCTCGCTTTCAGCATCAAATTTGTTAGATTGGTTCGCATCAGTTTTTGGTGAGGAAAATCTCAAAAAAACTACAAGAAAAAGTTTCCTTTGCAGAACTTCAAGATATTTCAAATTACTTACTTGAAGAATATGGTATGGGTGGAAATGTTGTTACCGAAGATACAGAGATGGTAGCAGAAGGATCCGAGGATCAGGGTGATAACCCAAAATAAGTTACAAAGTCGAGGACATATTACTCAATTGGTCGGCTGTCGAATCTGACTTTGTAAGACTCTATAACATACTAAATCCAATGGATTTGGAATGGCGTAAATTTTATAGATTACTTGGTACAATGCCTATAGACCAGTCTTTATTTTTCGCACCACAGTACAAAGCATATCTTGATGGTGGCGAGGAAGCACTATCCGATGAACCACCTAAAGATTGGTGGAAAAAAGAATTAGACAAGAGAAAAGGTAGAAACCGAGAAAGAGTTGCCACTAGCTTAGACACTTTACTCAGTGAACAAAAGAGAGTAGGCAAGGAGACTATATAGTATGGAGACAGGTGCTTTAAACGCTAATGTAAATATTAACCTTGTAGGTGATAATAAAGGTGTTTCTCATGTCAAAAAGGTAACTGACGAAACTATTAAGGAACAAGCTGCCGTTGCACAAAAAGCCATGCAACAAGCTAACAGAGTTGCTACTGCTACTTTAATTGGTTTAGGTGCTATTACAGTAGAATTTTTTAAAGCATCTATGGCCTCAATGGCTTTTGAATCTACCTTTGCAGGTATAAGAAAAACTGTTGAAGCAACAGAAGAACAATTTGCAGATCTAGCACAACAAATAAAAGTCCTATCAACTGTATCGCCTGTTAGTACTGATGATCTAAATAGAATTGGTGAACTAGGTGGTCAGTTAGGTGTTGCTGTACAAAACTTACCTGCATTTATTAAAACAGTTTCTGAATTAGCAACTACTACAAACTTAACAGTAGAAAATGCAGCTTTAGGTTTAGCAAGACTTGATGCTATTGCACAAACAAACGGTCAAACATTTTCTAATATGGCATCAACCATAGTAGATCTTGGAAACAACTTTGCTGCAACTGAAGGCGAAATTATGACTACTGTTCTTCGTATTGCTCAAGCAGCTGCACAGGTTGGTGCAACAACACAAGATGCTTTAGCTTTTGCAACTGCACTACAAGCTATTGGTGTTCCTGCACAAGCAGGTGGTACTGCTGTAGCTCGTGTATTCCAATCTATTAATCAGGCAATCATTCAAGGTGGTGAAAACTTGGATCTGTTTTCTAAAGTAGCTGAGGCATCAGGTAGAAC